CGACTGGATGATGCATTCTTAAAAGAATATATAAAATATGGAATTATACATAAAAGATATTAATGACCCGAATTATGATCCTCAACAGATTCAATCTGATGAGGAAATTTCCATGTTGTTAACTCAGATAGAAGTAATGTTATTCACAAGAAAAGGTGAAGTGCTCGGTGATTCAGATTTTGGAGCTAATTTAGAAGATTATGTATATTCATTTATGTACAATGATCAAATGATCAAATCAGTAATAATAGAACAGCTTGAAAGATATATTCCATTGTCAAAAAAATTCAATACTCAAGTTTCTGTTGAATTTGCACAAGAAACCGAAAGAAACCTAGTGTTTGTAGATATAATTGTTGACAACAAATATCAAATCAGTGTTTCAATATAAATAAAATATAAAAGTAATGCCAAATTTTAATTTTTTATCAACGTCTAGGATCAAGACCACTGAAATGATCGCTGACACTAGATCATATATCTCAAGAATGTATGGTAGAGCTAATGAATTGTTTACATCAGCCTCTCCATTTTCGCAAATACTTGATGTTTTAACGCAAATAACTAGTCTGATCTTTTATTATATAGAGGACTCTACAGTTGAGCAAAGCATTCTAACAGCGCAAAATCCTGAGTCGATATATGGACTATCTAGACTTGCTGGTCATGATTCTTTTAGAGGATCTGCGGCTTCTGGCGAAATTAAAATAAGATTAAATACCACGGCATTTAACGATATTAAAGGAGATTCATTAAATATATTAGCTAATACTACGATTATTTCAAGTAAGAACGGTCTTAAATATATTCTGAAAACAAACAATGATCAATTTAGAATAGAAAAAAGTAATGCAAATTACCTATATATTCCAATTGTTCAAGGAAAACTAGAATCCCAGATATTAACAGGTACTGGTGAAAAGCTACAATCATTCAATGTAGTTATTAAAGGAAATACAGATCATCACGCGGTTAGAGTTAGCGTTAATAGCGAACTATGGACTAAATACGATTCATTATATGATATGAAAGTCGGTACTAAAGGATACTTAGTAAAAACTGGTATAACTGGAGGTTTAGATATTTATTTTGGAAATGGATCATTTGGTGCAATTCCAATAGCAGGTGCTTCGATTTCGGTAGAATATTTAGTTAATGAAGGTGCTAGAGGTAATTTATCTGGGTATAAAGATTTAAATTTCACATTTGAAACAGAAGGATTTGACTCTCTTGGAAATTCAATTAATTTAAATAATATGCTAGAGTCAACGTTTACCGCTGCACCAAAGATGGGTGCAGATCCTGAAAGTATAGAATTAACAAAGTTAATTGCGCCGCTACAATCACACTCGTTTGTCCTAGCAACACCAAATAACTATGAACATTTTCTATCTAGATATGGAATGTTTTCATACCTTGATGCGTACAATACAACAGATGACGGTTATCTAGATGATGATAACATCATATACTTATTTATGTTACCTGATACTGCAAGAAAACTAAATAAGAACAATGATTATTTTAATTTAAACCAAGAGGAATTCTTTTTCTCTGAGGATGAAAATAACGGAATCTTAGAAACATTAGAAAAAAGTGGTCAACAAATGGTTACTACTGAAGTTAAGATAGTTAAACCAAAGGTTCAATATTTTAGAATGGATGTTAAAATTAGATATTTTGAAGGTTATAATAAACAAAGTTTGTATACTGAAATTCGTTCAAAAATTTCAAGTTATTTAATAAATATAACTAGAAGAGACAGATTACCAAAATCGGACATTATAGCTCTATTAGAAGGTGTTGAAGGAATTGATTCTGTAAATATTAGATTTGTTTCAGAAACGGAAGAAACTGCAAGAAGGCTAGGTTACTATGTATCAGAAACGGTTACAGTAACTCCAAGTACTCCAGTCTTAGAAGAGATTGGTAATGGAAAATCAAAATTTGTTTTCTTTAAAAGAACTGTAACAAAAAATCAAGTTAACTTCGAACCAGGAGCAGCATTGCCAGAAGGGGTAATTAATTTAGATTCATTTGGAGATATTATTCTTGAAAAGGAAGAAGTTGCTCTATTCAGAGGTGGTTGGGAAGATAGAGATGGTATCACTGTAATTGACGATGCAAGACTAGGAGAACAGGCTGCTTTATCAATTTACTTTGATGAACCGGCAGTACCAAATACAGTGTTTTCACAAATACAAGCTAAAAACAGAAGGGCATTATAATGGATCCATTTAAAGATTTATTTAAAGTAAGAAGAAAAAGCAACTATGATGTTAGGTTAAATGTCATGGATGACCGAAAGAATTTAGGAAATAATTACAGAGAAAATGTTCTTGTGAATTCTATTTCTAAGTACATACAAAGAAATGATATGATGCATGATTTTGTGATATTGGTTCAGCATTCGATTGCTGATCTAATTGATGCTGTTTCATCTTTAAAAGTTTATAAATCATACACTATTAAGAAAAACGATAAAAAAGTTAGATAATAATGACATACAATAATTTAATATTTTTCGATAGCGAATCTAATGAATTAAATCTAACTTATGATTTAACAACTGATCTATGGGAAGGTGTATGCTATTTACCTAGAGTATCGACAGGATTGTATGAAACTCTTTCGCTCTATATTTTAGAAAAAGTACAAGGTGAATTAGGAAATGAAAAATTTGTTACTCCTATTTCTGATGTAACTCAAGTATTCTTCGACTACGAATTTAACGTAGGATACGATATAAGTGAAGACATATTCTTATATAGTACTTATTCTAAAGACGGCAATGTATTTGTTCAAAAAGATTCTAAAAAAACAACACAACTAGCAGATAGCTCACAGAAAATTGGATTTAATCAGGCATCTGGTTTAAATATAGTTAATTCTAGTGCAACATCAGTTCCATTGTCTTGTAATATTGCAATGATGAGCGAGATTGAAGGATATCACACGAATGTGTTAAGTATTTTTTCATACACTGATCAGAATAACAGAACACTAATTGCAAACATTAGAATATATGGTGAAACTGAAGCTGAAGATGAACGATTAAATGTTCTTCTTTCTAATATAGGAATGGAATTTGATAATTCAGATTTCTTTATTTTTAAAGACACTAACATAAATGAATTATCGCCAGACAATATAATACTTAATGCGAAAAGAAAAGAACTACTTTTACAAGCATCTCAGATAAAACCGTTCGTCGGAACTTATAAGGCTCTTTTGAATGCAATCGATTTTTACGGATACAATAAACTAACTTTAAAAGAATATTGGTTAAATATCAATGAGCAGTCTGAATACTTTGGTAAATTAAAAGCGGTTGCAGTACCTAATCAAGATGTTACTGGTTTTTTAGCAAACAAAAATCAAAACAATCAACTACCTAGTTCAAATCAAAAGAAAACTTCAAGGTTTTCTCTAGTATACCGATTAAATAACGCGACGGGAAATGTCGATGAATGGGATATTCCTACAGTCGAAGAGGCATTTGACTATTCTCCAGATGAAGTACTAATAAAATTATATGGTCTAAAGAATAAACTACAAAAGAATTTCCTACCACTACAAGCTAAAATAGTAGATATTACAGGTGAAGGTGATTACTTTTCTCAATTTAATCAAAACGTATGGAATAATCAGCATATTATTAAGAAACAGACATCTGGCGTTGATGTTGATTTTAAAAAGTATCCAGAACAGAGACAACTTTTTATAGAAGATTTGCGTAAAGTTGATTATAGATTAACTGGAATTAATCAAGATTTTTTACAAACAAATAATAGAGTAGAAGAACATATATTAGTTTCACCAAACTACTCAATAATAGATGGGTACGCTAACAATAGACTTACTATATATGGTGCTGATCTTAGCGGGCAGATTTCAACAACATACTCATACATGTATGATGGTAACGTATTTAATAGAGCAAAGGTTATTTCAGTAACATATGATGGAGAAAATACTATAATCGACACTGATGAGGAGATATTATCGACTGAGGCTTCGATGTCACCTTCTACTTTTACAATTTTTAATAATGTTGCGGAGATCTTAACTGAGTCTATTGCTAATTTTTATGGAGATTATTATGATGGCGATCTATCTACTTTTAATACTGTTGCCGGGATTCCAATAGGATGTCCGGTTGTGTTAAATATAGAATCTTATAAAGATAAGTGGGATGACGCGGAATTCACATGGATGGATTCTGGTAAGAAGTATTCTGGTTTTGATATGTATAATTTTTACGAAGATTTTCCAGCACATCCGACAAATCCTTCTTTAAACTACTATGACTATTTAAAATCTAATGAGGATTATGAGTTTTTGACATGGGAAAACTGGTGGCATGCTAATATATATGAAGTTGAATGGGTTATTAGTGGACCTAATAATTATTTAAAAGAATTTAGAGGATCTATAGAGTCCTATTCTACATTTCCGATTACTTTGCCGTTCGCTGGAGATTACTCGATTGAACTGAACTTATATGACTTATATAATTTTAAAAGTACTTATAGAAAAAAGGACTATATTAATGTTAAGAATAAAAACGTTGAAGTGTATGGGATTTATCAAGAACTAGCAGAGAAAAAATCATGGAATTTATATAAAAATAAATGGGATTCTGCAGGTTCAGATTGGAATACTAGTTCTGAAAATGAGATCGAAGTTGACGATGTCCTAGCCACTTACTATTTAACATTAGATAGGGCAAATTATATCCAAGACGATCAATTTGGTCGTGAATTTTCTACAGTTAGAAGATTCATTGATGCTAATTCAATCACAGGATTTAGTGAAACTACAGGACCTTATGTTTTTGACGAATTAAAAGAACATTTATGGAATGATGGTTCTAAAATATCATGGGATATGACTAGAATTGGAGCAGACATTAACTCTTCGTTTAAAATTAATTTAAATGGAGGAGAAAACGGTCACTTTATGTTTATTCAACACGACAATCCAATAACTAACGAAAGTATCGACGATATATATCAAATAGTATCGCCAATGCCGGTTGATAATACAGATGTTGATGCATGGTTCTTAATAGCAGAAGAGTTACAAAATCTAGATCCGACAGAACATCCGTTATTTGCTAAATTTAACTATAATGTAATTGGAGTAGATTCTGACAATAACATATCTACTGGAGAAACTACAATGGGATACGATAGATGTGATTATATGTTAATTGTGGCAATTGAACCTTCTAGATCTTATGAGTATACGTCAGTTGGATTTAATAATCCATTATGTGGTGAAGTTGTTGCTAATTCAGAAATACATTTTAAGAGTTATAATCCAAATTTTAATAATTTAAAAATGATTAGATCTCATGAAAGAGTTAATTTATTGAATCATGTTACGTTTTCATATGATACTACAAAGATGCCAGGTATTGTTTCTCAAAATTGGAGATTAAAAAATAATACTTTAAATGTTGATGATATATATTATAATAATCAATGGTTGACTTATTTGTTCAAATACCGAGGAGAATATGAAATTCAACTTGAATTAATTGATTTAAATGGAAACAAAAACATAATAAACAAAAACATAATAAAAATCATATAAAAATGGCAAGTATTACACCAATCTTAGGTACCGACAGTCTTTCATCTTCTAGAATTGTTCTTAATAATAATTTTGAATCAATCAGAACTGAGTTAGTAGGTATTTCATCGTTATTAAATGTAACGGGACAAACTTTACAATTAACTGGAGGAATAACATCTTCCACATTATCAGTTTTAAGCGGAGCAACTAATTTATTTTTAGCTAATTCGACAAATGTTATTTCTTACGTAACACATGTATTTAAACAAAATGCTATTTTCGAAGCTGGAGTTATTGCATCAGTAAATGGAACTTCTGTTTCACCTAATCCGACATTACCAACAGTAAACAACTGGACAAACGAAACTTACTTTGTTGGACCTGGCGTATTTGTACTATCTGGAGCTGCTGAAGGTCAAAAAGTAACTCTTATCGCTGCGGATATTGCTGGTTTTTCACTAAATAATGCCGAAATAGCAGGAGAATCAGTAGACCTTGTGATTACACAGGACAAAACTATATCTTTACAATATTTAGGAACTAGCTGGTATGTTATTTCTAAAAACTAATATATACATTATATAAAATAAAAAGCATAAAATGGCTACACCATTAATTAGAATTCCACAAGAACAAGGAGGTACTATGTACGCGTTTTCTAGTGCAGCTAGAGATTTGACTAGAGCATATTATAATCCTGATTTAATATTTGAATATTCAAAGTTTGCACTTTTAGATATTCCAGTAGTTGCTTCGCCTGGTGAAGGATCTACAAATAACTATATTCAATTTGGTAATTTATTTAATGGAACGGTTGCATATGATGATAATAGTGTCGATAATGCTAATGTTCATTTTGCACAAACATTTCAAAATTATGCATTAAACTTTGAGAATTTTATTCTTACAGATGATGATTTTGATTCTACAATATACTCTTCTGATTCTGAAAAAATATTCTTTAAGTGGTTAAACCACATTGGAGCATTTAGAGTCAAAGGAGCAACAACTCAACAAGCATCCAGTTCTTATTCTAGAGCTATTGAATTAGATGATTCATCATCAGTTGGTAGTGAATACAGTAAGGTTGTTAAATATGTTGGAACTATTGACGTTTCTAACGATAAGAATTTTGAAGGAGAAGTATATAATGAAATATTTATAAACGTACCCTCTTCTGTTGGATTTACTCCAGAAATTCTTTTTAAATCTACTAATTTTAATACAACTGCAACATCATATTTACCACTAGATGAAATTAATGGTAGATCTGGACAAAACCACCCTGATTCTAATCTAAATTTAGATGCAATTGCTGATAATGTTGCTGGAACAATTGACTTAAGTAGCAATGATCTATATAATTACGGTATTGAATGGAATCCTGAAATTTATTCAAAAATAATAAATGATCCAAAATTAAATAGTCTTTTAGAATATTCACAAAGAGGTGGAGACTTTAGATTTAATGCTATTCTTGTTTATTATGATTTACATTCAAAATCAAACACGGCAAATAGATCAACTAATTTATACGGTATCATATTATTAGATAATTTTAAAAACGATCCAACATCAACTGGATTTTATATTCCAGAATTAACTAAATACAAACCAAACGAAATTACAGGGTTGAATGGTAATGCATTTGCCCTAAAATTAAATGTTAAATTTAATTCTTCATTAGATAATGTAGGAGTTGAGAATAATATCAATGATTATTCTACATTCTCAATGGACATATTTTTAGATACTACAAGTGCTCTAGATGGCGCAGTATCTTTATTAATTGAGGCTAATACTAAATATAATGATATTGCTAAAAGATTAGAATCACTAGAAAATTTAATGCTTACTACCAGAAACGATGGTAATTTATTAGATAGAATTAGTTCTTTAGAAGATGACGTTATAAACGCGTCTTTGAATTACAATAGTTCTTCATCAATTTTAGATATGATATCGTCTGCTAATTCCAGGATTAATCAAATAATAAGTGGTGTTATTCCAAGTGAAGTTCAATACAACACTGATGTTATTAAAGCAGGTGAAGGTGTTATTATTGACAAATCAGATCCAAAGTACATTAAGATTGTTAATAATAATGTAGGATACACGTTAAATGAAGTTTTTGAATATGATAATTATTCTGAAACTATAGTTTCTTTAAATACTGCGGATAATAAATTTAATCCTATAAATAGTTCGCCAACTTATGGTTTATATTCAAGAATCAAAACATACGAGAACTTAATTAGAATTAATCTACAATACGAAGAGCTACAAGATGATTTGAATATATACTTAGATGATAGTATTAATTCTTGGAAAAAAGGCCAAACAGTTAAATTCTCATTTAAAGATAGTTTACTAAACATAGGAACTAATAAAATTAATATACATACAAAGGAAGCCAATTTATGGGTTTTAAAAGTAAGTATTGACAACAATACAATACTAAGTCTTAAACCATATTTTGAATTAATTTGCATTGATGAAATAAACAAGACATTCGAACTTGAAATTATAAGATAATATGAGCGCTAGCAATTCAATATCACAATTACTTGAACAGTTTTTAGAATTAAACACAAATTCTCTAGAGACTTTTAATAGAATTAATGAGGCAATTACGACAGATAAAGAAACTGTTGTGATTGATTTATACAATAGCAAGACTAATCAAAATGAGTCTATTCAAATACCTGCGTTTGGATATTTGAAAAGAGAAATCGAAAGACTTAATAATAATTTAAATGCTATTAGTGGTGTTAGTGGTTCAGATGCTAATATTAGATTAAAGGACGGATCTTATAGAAGTATATACACTTCTAAATTAAAGAGTCCTTCTAACCCAATAAATTCAATGGCTGCTCCTACCGAATTTGGTACAAAGTTAAATGAATTTTTTGAAGATTTCTTAAATCCTCTATTAACAATAAATGTTGATGTTACTGGACAGATTCCAGTAGAGACTGAAAGGGTTTATATTGAAAGATTTATATTTAATGGAGACAGCGCAAACACTGCAATATTATTCGACGAAAGATACAAAGGATCTAGTGAAATTGCATATAGCTCGTTTGCTGATGATTTAATAAAAGATGGTCTAGATTATTATTTAGATTCTGAAGTTATTGACATGCCAATTAGAAGCATGCAATATAATGGTAAATTTGATGTTACTAAAATAGATACTGCTCAGAAGTCAGTAATCGTTAACGGCACAACTGAAACTAGATCTATTAAGTTATTTACCCTAAACAAATTAAGTTACACAGACACATCTAAGAATGCAAAGGACACTGAAACTCTGAAGGTTTCGGATTCTTTAATAGTTAATTCTGGTAATTATTCTACAAGATACTTAATTAAATCAATAGACACTGCAACTTCTCAAATAGAATTAGAAATAATTGAAGGTTTTGAATCTATTAGACTAGGCGCAAATCAATTAGGAATATACAAAGCAGTCGATACGGCTTTAAGTATTGAGATTAAAATTGGATTTGACGAAAGACAAGTTATCTTTGTTAAACCAATAGATCCTAATTCTAAAATACCAGCTGAAGAATATTCACCAGGTATTGGTTTTTACTCTAATGAACTATCAATTACCCTAGCAACCGGAGATACTTCTACGCTTGCTAAGTATTATAGAGATGAAGTAGCGGATTTTGGACAATTTATCAAAGCGCTTAAAGTTGATTATATTCCGCCAGCTGCTATTGGTATTATACCTACACCTCCAACACTTGATGTTACTAACTTTAAAGTTGTACAAATAAATAAACATTTAACTGATAATACAACTTCAGATAAAATCAAACAATTGAAATCTGACAAGATCTCGACTGAACAGAATATTAAGAAAATAGATGAGGCGATCAAACAAAAGAAAGCTGTATTAAACACTAAGAAATTTGAATCTTCTGCTGAAAAAGATAATAGAAAAAACGAACTTTTTTCTTTAATCTCAGAAAGAGATAATGAGTCTAAGTTGTATGCATCTATTGTAAGCGATATTAAAGCTTCTGCAGATTCTACTGATATTTCTAGTGTTTCTCCTAAATTTAAAGTAAGAGGATTCTGGGCTATTCCAGAACCGCAACGAATAGGTCAAGAAGTATCTCAACAAATCGTTAGATTTAAAACAAGATACCGATATGTATCAACTACTGGAAAAACTTCAAACGTAGATCAATTAGAGTTTAATGATTCAGTAAATGGAACTACAAAAACAGCGGCTTTTTCAAACTGGAATGAATTAGATGGAATTGTTAGAAAAAGAGAAATAGCCTCTTCTGGTAAATATGAGTGGACATTAGAGAATGAAGAAGATGCGCAAGCAATAAACTTTAATTCACTAGACATATCAATCAATCCTGGAGAAATTGTAGAGATTATGATTAAGTCTGTTTCAGAAGCAGGTTTCCCTGCGAATCCTGTCGAATCCGACTGGTCTGAAATTATTAGAGTTGAATTTCCTGAAGGAGAGCTGTCTACGACTTCAATTAGTGATATCACAAAGACAAATGAATTAGATTATATTAAAGTAGGTATTAAGCAGGATTTAGAAGCAGCTGGAGTATACTCTCATGTTGCTGATTCATTCGAGTCTGGAAACGTGGTATATAATCACAGTGCTGAAAGCATTGCATCAGGATTCACAACAGCAACTCAAGGAACTGTTAATGTTTATGAGAAATTATTAAGTCTTCAAAATGAAATATTAAGACTACGTGATATAATTGAAGGAAATGTTGGTGAATTGCTAGTTAACTTAGTTGATGAGGATGGAAATGTTACAAATGTTTCTAATAATACTACTGTAAAATTATTTGCAGGGTACTATACGACAGAATTGCCATCTGATAACTATAAAGGATATATTGTTACTAAGAACTTTAAAATTGAACTATCGAATACAAAAGCAACTGATTTAGAATTAATTTCTAGAATGATAGGAGACACTACTCAGCCTGTTTATGTTTCTTCATCAGATGATGTGTTTGGTTTAGGGACAGGAACTATTGATCCTGCAGTTTCTGCCAATGATTATTATACAAGTGAAGCTCGGTATGATGTTGTTCCGGTAATATATCAAAACGTGTCCAATGCTGATTTAAACGCTTATAATTATTTAAATGATGGGCCTGAACAGTCATCTCAATTAAAAGGACAGTTCATATACTCAAGATTTAAAAATATTGCCAATGACGATGTATTGTACATTGGGGATGATATTGATGTGCTTGATACTTCGGGATTTGACATAAATGAATATGGAATTTCTCATCCTGTTACGGGAGTAGTTACAACAGATGGTGTTAAAAACTTTAATACTGCATCAATTCCTACTGGATCTGAATTTACAACAATAGGCTCAAGCGCTGTAAATGATTTCACATGGAATGGAGCTTATAGTGGTGTAACCCCATTGCTTACTAAAATAGGAGAACCTGGTGGAATAACTCTTGAAGACTATGACAATGGTATGTTCATGCACATAGATCATCCATTAATTAATACATCAAGTCCTCTTACCGCTATAGATATTATAAGTAATGGATTAGTTGGTATGCCTAAAACAGCAGCAAGAAAGGCTAATGATTTTAATGGCAATCAACAAACTCCTTTAAAATTAGTAAAGACTATAAATGCATCAAATGTTACTGCACTTAGAAAAACTATTAAGAATTCGTTTGAACCAAATGATCAATATTTATTAGGTGGACATTCTTGTGGATCATTCTTGTATATCTCTCCCCTAACTAAAGAATATTTATCGGTAGACGCTAGCAACAAGTCAGGTAAAAAGATAATTCCAGGAGGAAAGGCTAATTCAATTTCTTTAGATCTTATATTTCAATACAGAATGACAGATTACAACGGAGCAGGAAGTGTCGGTATCGGAAGAGTTGGAGGAATTATTAGCAATATACTAAATAATATTACATATTCTAAGAAAATAGGATTGGATATTATTGATAGAAACGGTTTTGATTTTAAATTTGATATTGAAGTTTACGCAAAATACAAACCACTTGGTAAGAACATCAATAATATAACAAGTACTATGCTGTCTAATTATAATAGCGGCTCTGCGGCAACCGGAATCGGTAAAAGAAGATACTTATCTGATACGATTGACTTTGCTGCTCCAGAGATTTATGATTTTAGGTAGTATATCAAATTAACCATGTAACTCTTCTTATTTAGTCTCACAAAATCGTGATATATAATACAAATAAAAAGAGTTATATTACATGGCTATCATCATTAATACTGGTATTGAAAGCAACTCAATAGACAATAAATCTTTCGCACTTTTAAGAACTAATCCTAAATTAACAAGTAACGTAAAACTTGTGGTTGATTCTAGTTCTAATCTATTCTTGAGTTCATTTAAAGCAAATAAAGAACTATCTAAAGTTGAATATCAAAAATATCCAATAGATCCGAAGGGTGAATTTTCAATAGACATTTCAAGATATTACAAAAAACTACCAATATCTTCTAGATATCAGGTTTTAAGGAAATATTCAGATGTTGCAATTTATTCTGATTATGAATTCCAGTATGAAGATCAGTATCAATGCGGCGCCTCTTTCAATTCTACGAAATTATATGATGAACAATATAAGATATTTGCCCCAATATGGCTAGATAAAAAGATTCCAAGTAATTTTGTTATCTATCGAGTGTCTTCTGTTGACTACGATAAAAAACATGCTGAAACTACAGAAGGTCAGAACGGAAGAATACTAGAATTATTAAAGAATGCTACAATTGTAAAAACCTTTGATTTATCTATAAAGTCAAACATCGGTAAGTACCTTACAAATCACGTAAATGACAAGCAATTTTCTAAGTCTGCATTAACTATTAATTTTGAATTAGGAGCAAAGTCCTCGTTTAATGGAATTGATATAGTTAAGGGTGGATTTGTAAAAAAGAATGAAATTTTAGAAGAATATTATACTTCTACCGATTATCCTGAAATATTTAATAACGAAATTATTACTGCTGGTTTTGAAAGAAATGGAGTAGTTCCTTCAAATATAATTAATCTTGAATTCTTATTTGATGATGATAACGCTGAAAACTATAAAATATTTAGATACTTTGGATTATATACAGATGCATATGATGAAGGATCTTTTAAACCAAATTATATCAATGGTGTAGGAGAAATAACAATAGATCCTGCTAGTTATAAATCTTTTTATGATTTATCAGGTACGGATCTAAATGATCTTGACATGTTACCAAATGCTACTGATTTATCTTTGCCATCGCTTAATTATGTGAAGGATAAAGAGGGTTATTTTTATCATGTAAATAATCTTGTTAATACTTCTCATATTGAAAGTAATAAAATTACAGTAGCTCTTGATAGAAAAATTACAAGCTTCTTTGAAGGATATTCAAAGACAGGTAGCACTATTGAAGCTGTTTCAAAATCAAATGAATTTAAAGGTTTTATAAAATTAACAATAACACAACCGCCTAGTAATAATGATAAATTGTTTTTATTTGATAAATTTGAATTAGAGATAAAAGATTACAATCTAGGAGGTTTTATTATGATTGCGGATGATTCATTACCTAAAGGAACATTTATCAACAATAGATTTTCTACGAACGGTAGTCTTGCACAAATTGCAGGTTCTTTAAATGGTGCAATCTCTCAGATAGGTGCAGGTCAATATAAGTCATATCTACAAGGTAATTCAATTGTTATTGAGGATTATGCATATGGTAATGGAAAGAGACAAACAGGGTTTGGTGTTTATTCTGGTAATATTTCTGATTTTGTAAGAATAGATTCTGCTGAAAGTAACAATCTTGGACTTACAACACCGGTACAAATTATTCCAACAGGATTTTGTTATTCATTTCTACCTAGCAGCGGTTATTATTTATTAGATTATGTTTTTAATCCTACTAATAGTTATTTTTATGGTTCATTTACGGCATATGATGAAAACGGTGCAACTGTAGCCTATAAGGGTTTAATTAAACTAAATGAAGACCTTACAGTAGATACTTCATTTAATGTAGGAACAGGTGTTAATCAAATACTGTATTCGGGTTCTTCGATTGTACAACAAACTGATGGTAAAATAATTGCAACAGGAACATTCACGTCGTATCAAGGAGTATCAAAGAATAGAATAGTAAGGCTAAATATTGACGGAAGTATAGATACATCTTTTGTAATGGGGTCTGGTTTTAATAACTTTACACAAGGTGCTGCAATCGACTCGAATGGTTCTATAGTTGTGACAGGTATTTTTAGTAATTACAACGGTACACCAACGTATAGAATAGCAAGAATACTTTCTAACGGATCGATAGATTCTTCATTTATTACAGGTTCAGGATTTAATAATACTACGACGAGCGTGTTAATTAATCCTGACAATTCTATGTACGTTGTAGGATATTTTAATACATATAACGGGACAAATGGACTTAATGGAATAATTAAGTTGCTACCTAATGGAACAAGAGATTTTACATTTAATTCAGGTTCTGGTGTAAGTCCATATTTTCCTAATAACGCCAACTACCTTGCGCGAATCGAAGGTGAAACGTCGTTTTATTTAGGAGGATATATTAGTTCTTACAACGGAACGCCTGTTGACAATATTGTAAAAATCCAATCTGATGGATCTATCGATACTAGTTTCGGTACGGGTTCAGGATTCAACGGAGTGAGATTGTATACATTGAACGTAGTTTGGGATGATAAGCTTTTAATAGAGGGAGATTTCACGGAATATAATGGGGTGACATCATATTATTCTATAATATTAAATTCAGATGGTACTGTATATTATGCGTTTGATGAAGATAATATGGGACCGATTATAGTCGGAGACAATTTATTTGCCTCTAACTCTGGCGAATGTATAAAATTAATATACAATCGAGATGGGATCGCAATCCAACCTATGATAAATGCAAAATTTAATGAATGGGACATATCTACTATGATTGGAGGATCGGAGGTCGATCAAGCTATTGTTGTTAAAAAACAAGACATCGGATTACTTCAAGTTGGAGAATTTGTTAGCCAATTAAATTCTAAGAATTTTACTAAAATTATTGAAATAGAATTAGATCCTTTTAATAGCGATCAGTATCGAGTAATTCTAGACAAGCCAACGATTTTTACAAGAGACAATGTATTTGAAGTGTACAGAGAATATGATGTAATTCATGGTAAATTTAGCGCGTATGATTTTAAAGATTTCGATTTCGATTTTTATTCTACCAAGAATTCCGAATTAGGAGAATTAAAATATGAAGTTTTTGAAGGTTACAATACACCATCTGAATTCTTTACAGGATTAACACCGGTTTTAGAAGCTGATGATATTGAAGATGCTAAGATAATTGATGTATCTTCAGAGTACGATCGTCTTCGAGAAAATGAATTAAAAGAAACTTCGTTAAAAAGTAGAGTAGTTCCAGTTATTAATAAATTTTCTCTTGTTGATGCTACGAACGCAAGATCTCTTGATTATGTTTTAAATGCAAATGAAGCCTTTGGTTCAGATAATTTATCGCCAAATATTAAAATAGCTTCAGTAAGAAATCCTGACTACTTGAATATGGAACATTTCTGTATTAACAGTATACCTGATGGGTACCGATCAGATGTTGAAAAGATAAAAAGTATAACAGGTTTTCTAGATTTTAACAGTAGCGGGGGAATTACCAAAGAGGGACTTAAGACTACTTCTTTTGATTATTTTAAAAGTTTTTTTAAATGGAGTGGTGCAGTAGGGACGAGTGAACTAATATGGATTAACGATAAACGTAAAAAATTATATACTATTTTTAATAGTGGAGGAAGCATTGAATCTGATAATAGCACTGTTTTTAGAGGTTTAAGATATTCTTATAAAAAGAGAAAAGAGACAACACTAAATTCACCGACTGATTTTATAATGACTTCTGAAGTCGTTGATTATAAATTCGGAGTTGTGTTAAACTATACAAATAACGGTATTGAAAATACCGCTCCAATAACGGTCATCAAAAATGATGTGTTTAAATTCATATGCGTTTATATTGATCTAGTGACTTATTCTAACTCTATCAGTAAAATAGATAGAATTTCGTCCTATCTTTTAGATGATTTAATAGAGACTGGGACTACTAATGTAAAAGATATAGATATTCCATTTTTTATAGATTTTAGTGCGTCTATTGTTGGAGAGGAAAACGACAATTGGGTGCTTAGGGCTTCTGAATTTGCGGCTGATCCTGATTTCTTAAAGTATGTAACGCCAGACTCTGATGGAAGATATTCTTCAATCTCGTTTGATTATCTTGGATCAGTGTACTACTGCGATGTTGATAATGTTATTGATTCTGAGAGTGTTTCAATCAAAGGATATCCGTATCTTACATACGATGGTGTAATACAACCTGGTCTGAGATTTGATCCGAATGAATTTGCGTTAATATCGCAGGATCCTGTTGTGTCGCGATTTAAATATATCGAGGGTGGTTCTAATGTATTTAATGATTTATTAGAAAGTATTAGTGCTTACGAGTTTTCTGAAAGGTTTAATAAATTTAATGGTGTGAATTATGTTACTATTGATTCTAGTGGTAATGAAGTACTTAATGATTTTGTTTTGTCTATAGAGGACGGTGTAGAATTTTATAAACCTTCGATAATTACATCAGTATCAGATCCTGAAAAACCAAAAGCATATCAACTGTCTTCGGGTGAAGTCGGTAGAGTTATAGTAGATAGAACCGATGGTGGATATTTAACAGTTTTAAGAAGAATGAACGGTGATTACAATCCGATAGTTAAGGATGTTATAACATTTACGGATATTTATAGTGAAAACAAATTAATAAGACTAGAGAATATTAGTGAAGTTGTTTTAAATAATGCTAGGGAATTGTTAATTTATAATAAATTCAATGATCTTGGGGTAGCTTTTAGTTCTTATAAAAATACAATGGATAATTATGGTTACATTAGTAATTATTTCTATCATAAGGTAAATGATGAAAATGCTAAAAATATAATAAAACTTTCTCAAACATCTGATAAACTTCCACTGTATCCTGCAATCGGAGAGATAGCAATTGATAGGAAGGATATTAACTTATTCAAATCTAAGTATTCTTCGGATTATTTTTCAAAAGCTATAATCGGAGGTAAGAGCGAACCAGCGTATGGTACACTAAGCCCTGTTGAGAAAATAAATTTTATGACTTCTACGATAATGAAAGTTAAAAATGAGTATGATTTGCTTTCTTTTGATAGTAAAGAAGAGTCTTCTGTGAACAGTCTTGATGATATACGAAACAATTCTCTAAATACAAGTTCTATTCATTGGTATGAAAATACAGAAGAGGTGTTTATTGATTTTTATTTACCAAGATCTATTGCACAAGAGCTTATAAGAGATGGTATAAAAAATTCATTTAGTAATTATGTTACTGCTGCTAATTCATTTGGTAATAAAGAGTCAATTGACGATGATTTAGAATTATACATTAATTCAAATATAGTAAGTAGATTTATAATTGATGAAATTCAAATATATGGTATTGAGTCTAAGAACATATCTACTGAATTTATTCCGGTAGCAACAATCTCTGAATTAAGATCTGATTTATACAAGCAACTTTCAAATTACACAATTAAGTCGTATCAAAACGATTCACTTAGTTTTAGATTGATATATAATAAAAGATCTGGGTATTCTTATAAATTTAAGATACACATCAAAATACAAGCATAAAGATGTCTACAAAAATGAAGGAATTATTTAAAACGGATCTAGATCCGAATTCATCTAAATGGTGGTCTACTGATAAGATAGATAAGATCAATTTGAATTTCAAACAATTTTCTGATGGTGGACAGGTTGGTCCTCGTGGATTTCAGGGTGCGTATGGAGTCGTTGGATACGCTGGAAATCAAGGTCCTCAAGGTCCTCAAGGTATTCGAGGTTTTCAAGGAGTTCAAGGAATTTCAGGAGAGAGAATTTGGAATTATTTAGAAGACACAGTTCATAGAGAATTATACGTGTTTCCAAAAGCAATTAGTACCACGCATGCCGTATCGATGAGGATTGGTGAAAAAGATGGGGTTAGTCCGTACGGTGAACTGCTTCCTGAATCTGTCAAAGGACCTGCATTAACAATAGATAATAGAGATTCTGAATTTAGCCAACTTACAATTTCATGTAATGAATCTGATGTTAAAAAAAGAGCAGATTTTAAGTATACATATGTTGGCGGAACCAGTGTTATTAGAATAGGTAATTTAGTAAATAGTGAAGCGTTTATACTTGATTTTAAGTCTAATAGTACTGTATCAATATTAGATGCGATTCAATATTCTCCTGGAAAAATAAGTTTTGATAAGAATTCAATTTTTAATATTGGTCGTAACATTTTGTCTAAGTCAACTACAAGATATACAAAAGACGCTGGTATAAATAAAGTCTTGGTTTCTACTGATTCGCTCGGGTCTACCAGATGGGTTAGTAGATCATCTGTTTTTGGTAATTTTCCTATAGGTTCTATAATATCTATACAACATGCTGAATTTTTTAATGATTCTAATTTTTATTTAGATGAAATCGCGTCTAACACAGGTGAGGTTCTATCTTTTAGATGGGGTAAAGGAAAACCAGGTACTCCTTATGAAGGATGGTATCTGTGTAACGGTGAAACTTGGGATTATTTATCGCTTATATCATATATTGTACCTAATTTAAATTCATTTAATTATGCAATAGATTCTAACGGAGATGCACAAGATGCTGCGAATGGAGGAGATAATTCAATAGTAGTTGTTGGTGGATGGAATTCAAGATCAACATCAACAGATCTTGTAGGTTCTTATACATCTTCTCTATCGGAAGATGATACGTCTGACGTTTTAGTTGTTTTTGATAATGTTGGAAGTACTTGTGAAATTAAAAGAAACATACAAATAATATATCTAGAAGACACTAGGTTGTTGTGGGAAAACAATAATTCAATAATAGTTCCTACTACTCTGTATGACATAACACTAACACAAGCCAACACGACATCAACAAATGCATGTAGTAGTACAATAAACACTCAGTTTAAAATAACGAATTCTAACCTGACATGGTCTGATTTCTTAGAAACTGGAAGTGGTTATGAATTATATAATGCTAGTGGGAATTCATCCGCTACTCCTGGTTGGTATCAAAGAGAAGGTGTATCTAGATATTGGAATGGAACAGGTTTTACACAAAAAGTTACATGTGATATACAAAGATCTTTTGCGCATGGAGAAAACGTACTTCTATTTAATGGACCTGCAATACCATTTGAATTTTATAGCGCGGTGACAACTACGTATAATACTTTTTATATAAATGCAGTTTCATTTACAGACGCTACTATAATAAAACAATCAACTGGCGAAAATTGTGTACCTGGATGGTATCGAGAAGTTGCTGGTTTTGGTTTTGCAAATGGAAGTGTTGGTGGAACCAGAAGATATTGGAATGGTAACTCTTTTATTGGACTATCTATTGATCAGGATTACGTTAGAGCTGCTGATAATGGATCTTTTGGATTATATTATGGAACTTCTACAACTGGTGTTTGTGATTCCGGTGTTTTACAAAAGACATATTATTCAAGTGATATATCTACATTTGCACCAAGTGGCGTGGTTGTTAATTCAACTCCATTAGTTCATGTTGGATATTCACAAGGAACTACTGGTCATTTTCCATTATCAAAAGTGAACACGCAGAACGGATTTGGAGTGTATTCTCCATATAGTAGAGCAAAGAGTGTTTCCGCGCCAATAGAATATGGTATAATTGATGCAACATCAGGTATTATATCTTCTGGGCAATTTACATGTCCTGTACCGGAACCGATAAACACATGTAAAGGATATACTCTTACTAATGGTTTTAATCAAGCCACTGCCTATGTTAAATACATAAAATGCGGTGAATCTACATATACTCAATTGGGTGTTCCTAGGGAATCAGAAAGACAGGTATGCACAGATGGAGATGCGCCAATTTACGTTAGCGGATCTACTATCACAATCACACCTAACAGTAATTTCTGTCCTATTCCATAGTCGATATTAAAAAGAATATATAGAATATAAACAATATTATAAAAGAATGGCAATTATCAACCTTAAAAATATAGAATTCACCGATACTGATAATATCAAATTGGACAAAGTTAATTATAATTTTGATCAGTTGGTATCTAATGGCGGTGGTCCACAAGGACCTACTGGTAACGTTGGTCAGACCGGATTTCAGGGTGTAAATGGTTATCAAGGTCCTTTTGGAACGACTGGTTTTCAAGGTTTTCAAGGTGCTCAGGGAACTTCAGGTGGAGACGTATGGATTGCACTCCAAGGTACAGGTACAGATTCGAGTGTTATTTTTCCAAAACATAATCTTATTAGTTTTCCTAATCCACCAATTGTTAGTGTTGGTTTTAAAGAGGATGACGCTGAATATTTTGATGTTAGTACATACTCTACTTTTGCTATTGCTCCATATCAATTTATAATAAATAGAAGTAGCAGTAGGAGTTCTAATTTAGCATTTAAAACTAGCGGAACAACAAATCTTTTTTTACATACGATTTCTTATAGTGACTCTCTAGCAAAAATGACAATGGGGTTTAGGGATCTAGTTGACCCCAATACTAGAATAGAACTATGGGCATCTGAATTCAGATATGTCGATGTTTCAGGTACAGCACTGGTTACAGTTAACGCCACAAATATAACTTCTGATATTCCGGCAGAATTTAATAATGATTTAACGATCCATGGAAATCTTACAATAGAAACGGAATTTGCGACAGGCCAGCCAGGATCTCCAGATACTAATAAAATAGCAGTTTCTGCGGACGCTACCGGAAAAATAATATTTAAGAATATTGAAGAACTTGGAGGAACTGCACCGATTGGTACAATAATTTCTATGTTACCTTCTATTTTTCAAGATAATGCTTTATTTTTAAGAACAGAGACAGTCACTTCTTCGGCATCATCCCCGATTGAAATCAGAGTTGGCTCTGGAATAGGTTTATATGAAGGATGGTATTTATGCAATGGAAAAACATGGACAAACGGGTTGACCGGAATTGACGAGGTTTCACATGAAGTTCCTGATTTAAATTCATTCTCATATTCAATAGAAGACGATACTACGACGACAGATCCAAGTAGTCAAGGTTCTGTTACTATAGCGAATAATAAGACGTCAATAATCGGAGGATCTGATATAGATATGATTGCTGAATTTCAAACAGGAGTATACAATATATCAACTCCTTCCATAAGTACATCAGACTTAAATATAGATACTATTGTTGGTGGAAATACAACCATTGTCATTAAGAGATTACCTCAAATAATTTACTTAGGAATTGCAGATTTATATTGGTCTGACGCCGGAACTGATCAAACGCCACAAGCTACAGTTTCTTATAATTTTGATGAAACATCAAATAATCCTGCAACTGATATACATACTGTTAGCCATACAGCAACACAAGGAAGCTCTACGTCTTTTAGTACAACTATAAATCCTCCATCTGGATATGTATATACTTCGGTGCCTACATTTACTGCGCCGGCTGGATTTTTTATAGCTTCAAGTCAGCTTTCAAATGGATCTATATTGTTAACTCTTAATATAACTACACAACCAGTAGATGGTGTTACTATTACTATAACGTATGATTTCACAAGTAATATTACTTTAAATACAGTTACTCATTCATATCTGTTATTTGCTCTTAGTGATTCGTTGATATCTGATGATGGATCTGATGGAACGCAGAATACCACGGTTATCAAGACTCAAATTCCTGGATCTACATCAACATTTCAGGTTATAGTAACTGCTAACAGTGGCTATGAGTTTACGCAATCAGATATCGATAATATATCGTTAAATGATTCAGTTCCTGCTAGAATATCGCTGAGTAATAAAGTTCTTGCAGTAGATTCTAAATCATTTACAGCTACAATAACTGATAGTGATTTTCCTGCAACAGAGGGCACTCAAACTCAAATATTATGGTCACCTTCTAGTGGGGCTACTCGAATATTAAAGTTCACTCTATTTAGCGAGTCAGGAACTTCTATATCGACTGGAAGATCATATGTGTATTTATTAACAGGTACTCCGGTTGTTGGTTCTGTAATCAATATGGGTATATATAGTACTACGATTTTATATACAATAAATAGTTCTAATATCGATACTGTCGGATCATCTTATGCTACGTTCTTAAATAATGTAACAGCTGCTCAGTGGAAAGCAGCGGGTATATATTCATACACTCAAGGAAATCCTGTTGGTTTTGAGCCTACCGCTTCATATGACAGTGTAAATGATAGATTAACATTTAATATGAACTGGCAAAATAGCATATCTCCACCATACGTGCAATAATAATTATACAACATGAATCAAATCGAAAAAACAAGTATCACAAAAAGCGCCTTAATATTTCTTACAGGTGCGCTTTTTGTTATGTTGATATTACAGCAATGTAATTCAAACGCTTCTCTTAAAAGAGAAATCAAACAAGTTCAAATTGTCGCAGACCGAAATTACAACAATTTAATAGCATCACAAGACACTATTAAGTTTGAGAAAAATAGTAAAAAAGAATTAGTTGGAAAAATAAGATCATATGAGTTTGATATAAATTCACTTGATAAAAATACTAAACAATTAACTTCAAATTATGTCGATGCTCTTAATTTAAATAAAAAACTTAAAAACGTTAATTCCTTATTAGGTGCACAGATTAAAATTAAAGATTCTATTGTTAATGCTAATTCAAATGTTATTCTGAATGACTCAACGATAGTAGTTAATCTAAGTGACTCTAAAAAATGGGATAAATATAACTGGAGAACATTCAATGGAAGTGTATCACTTAACAGAGATAACTTTAGTGTTAATAATTCTGTGTTTGAGTTTCAACAAGGGATTGGGATTAAAGCTGCTATTGTAGTTGAAAATAATATTAGCATGTTAAAGATAACTTCAAGTTATCCGGGCCTTGAGTTCACAGACATTGAAAACATAAATTTGGTTAATGATAAATTAAATCAAAAGCAAACAAAAAAAGGCGGTTGGGCTATTGGAGCTGGAGTTGGTTATGGAATTAATTTAAATAGCGGACAAGTAATAGGCACAGGACCTTCGATTGGTGTTGGTTTATACTACTCACCTAAATGGTTAAAATTTTAAAATACAATAATAAAAAATGGCACAATCATCAAGATTCGCGAGATTAGACGAAGATATTCTTTTAGAATTTATATATCACGACCAGAACGTCGAACATGTAGATGAAGTCAAGATTGAGAATGACGAGAATGGAAGTCAACTTAAATATTTAAATACGGTTGATAGTAATGATAATGCATCTAGATTTTTAATTCATGAATTAGGGGCTGATGTTGTTAATTTTACAGTGGCTATTATTAATGGTTATGTTTCAATTAATAATTTTGCAAGTAGACAATTATTATTAAGAAATGGAAAGACATATAAATTTGATCTTTCAGACCCAAGCATTGATAATCCTGCAGGTTTTGTTATACCTTTTGGAAATGGTACTTTAAACGGGACAATATATACATACACTCCATTAACTAATGGTAAGTACCAATACACTTACGAAAATACTGCAACTACTAAATTTGTTGGAGGAGAAATAGAGGTTTCAAATAGAGCTAGTTCATTATATTCAGTTCCATTACAACAGACTGGAAATGATATTAAAACTGCACCTGGAGAGGTTGGAAGATATTACGCAGTAAGCACTGATACAAGCAATAAATTTGCTCTTTTAAATAATTCATTAGATTATTTAGATTCTACAAATTGGGAAGGAACAACATCTGCTGGATTAGAGGTTGTACCGACAGTGGACGTACAGGCCGTTTGGTATGATACAATAAGATTACACTTACGAACAGGGTATTCTTTTAGTGCAAGGGGTTATGATGGTTTCTTGTTTCAAACAAAGATTAAAAAACAGTCGGGAATTTATAATTATTTAAATTCTACGGTTTATTTAAATTCATCTAGTTTTGAATATCAAAACCCTCAGCCATTTGTTTTAGGTGATAGTTCATATTCTAAATTTATAGAGATAAAAGTTCCTTCACTAGTTCATATGGATGAAGTTGCAAGAAATAAAGAATTTGCTGATACTTTCTTTGGAACTATTGACCCTATAAATTCGTCTATTAACTATGAAATTGATTTTAATTTAATAAGTCAGGTAGTAACTATCGGATCTTATGATTATATTGAAGTTGTTGAAGGTACGAATTTAATTATTGCACAAGAAGACGAATTTGCTGATATTTCTGCAAATGTAGAAGAGGCAAATGACGGAGACTATTTTAACATATATGGTACAAAGGACGGTTCTCAAAATGATTTTGCAACTTACATTAATGATAGAACATCAGAATCAGGAGACGACATTATTGTTTTCCATGATATTGAAGTAAGCGAGCAAGTTGGTTTAGAATATTTAAGAACTTATTTAACTTCATTCGTGCAGACTGTTAATTATGATCAGGCTTTATTATTTAGACCGGTTATTTTAAATGCTGGTGTTTCTAGTAATTTTTTAATTAGACACAACATGAGAATATACAATGAAACTGATAATACTCAGATTATAAAATCGGCATCATTGATTCATAACAAACCTAAAACATATGGTAAAAAGTTAACAAAATTAAACATAAATGCAGAAGCTAATGTAATTTACAATACACTACCAAATACTAGTGTTAATCGTGAATTAAATCAGTTTGTTAACTCAATAAGACCTAGTGTTGGAGAGACTAAATATGTTTCAGTTGCTATTGATACAATTAATATAGTTTCGGCTAATACAAATATTACAGTAACAGGTACTGAATCAAATAATCTAAACGACATTATATATTATGGAGAGGGCGAGGGAGTTATTAGTCTTTCTAAAGTTTCAGATAACTTTGTTAAATTTAACATTGCTCAAAAATCAGGAGAAACTGTTAATTCAGTAAGTTTAGTTAATGCTGAAAATATTATTTTGATTATTAAAAGTGGAGACATTGAACAACAAATATCGCACGATCCTAGTTTTCCAGATATTAACGCAGAAAAAGGAGAAGTATTTTTTAAGATTCCAAAAAGTACAGCAATTAGATTCGATCAGCAAGATACAAACATATCATCTGACAAATTTTATATTAACATAAAGAATGGAGAAACTGAATCTCTTCTTTATCACGGAAAAGTAAACATCATATAATGATTTTAAACAATAGAAATAATTTATTTAATTTTAAGTTTCCTAGGAATTTTATTCCATTGGAGGTTGCTGATAAATATCGAAAGTATTTGAATAGAATGCCTGGTAATATTATCACAGAACCGATTGACTTTATTAATTATTCAATACAAGGAGTTGCGGTACCAGGAATATCATTTGATCCTATAGAGCAATCACCAAATGATGGAACTAAGAGCTATCATCGAGGTTCGGTTCCAATACAAAATACTATTGATAGGACATTTGAAATAGAGATGCAATTACTGGATGGTTTTATTAACTACTGGATTATGCAAGACACTCTTTTGTATTATTATTCAAAGACTGTTAGAAAACCATTTCTTGATGATTTAAAGTTACAAATACTAGATGCCGAAGGAATTCATGTTATGAGCGCTGTTTTTGAAAAACCAATTATGAATTCAATATCAGAACTTGAATTGAATATGAGTTCAAATATAGCAGAATTTAATACTTTTAAATTAAGCTTTTATTACAATAAATTTAATTTGATACTAGAAATAGATTAAGATATATACATTATGAAAACATTTATAGATTACATATCAGAACAAGAATCAACTGATTTAGAATTAAAGATTCTTTTAGAATCGTTAGAATCAGAATGGAGCGATGAACTAGAAGCTAAAGTTGATATGGCTTTAGAATCTTTTATGTCGACTTACAAGAATGAAGATGGTTCTTATAATATCCATGAATTTAATGAAGAACTTACTAATGAAGGTATTTTAGGATCTATTTTTGGAGGTCTTGCTGGTTTTGCGCTAGGTAAAACTGTCGGTAAGACTGTTGCAAAGATCTTAGGTATTGAAAAAGGAATCTTTTATGATATGTTAACTTCGAGACTTGTAGGTGCTGCCTTAGGATCTGCTCTCGCTAATAAAATATAAATGAATTTTATAACTATCGACTTTTCGCTTAATTCCCCTGGGATTTGTATCTTTTCTGATAATAAGTATCATTTTATTGGGTATTTAAAACCAGGAACTGGAACTAAAGCCGAACAAAGAATTCAAGAAGAACTTAATATTCTTGAAGATACACAGATCTCCTTTCAACCCGACTGGACTAATACCGAGAACTATTCTAAAAGCGAGATGATTAAAGTACAGCGACACATGAAAACTGCTGATGACATTATTAATTTTATTTTAGATATAACAAAAACTACAAAAGATTACGTGGTTGCTTTTGAAGGCTCCTCTTATGGTTCTTCTTCGGGAACTAATAATATAATTGACATGGCTGCGGGTGCTGCTATCCTTAAGATGGAAATGATGTCGAGGCTTGAAGTCTTGGACATGATGACAATTGCACCATCAACCATTAAGAAGCATGCTGGAAAAGGAAACATGAAGAAGGATGAACTTTGGATTAAATTCTTGGAGAATGTTTTAAACGATAAAGAGCTTGAAAACTCGTCATTGCTTGCATTCTGTAAAAACAATATCGGAGAGGTTAAAAAAGTCCCTAAACCTATGGATGATTTAGTAGATGCATACTTCTTAAATCACTTAGCCAGAACCTTATTTTACCCCAAGGCTTAAAGACTTTAGTTATATTACACCTGTGAGATTTTGTTTCACAAAGGTTAAAAAATATTTTAATATAATAAAAAGAAAGTCTTTCAGGTCTATATATAATGACCCGATAAAAAAAGATATATAATTAAATAGAAAGTGAAACAATCATTTTATTTTCTATATAACAAATGTAAGGTTTTTAAAGGTACCAATTAACAAACTTAGCGAATTAACAATTTAAAGAAAATTAACAAAATTAAAGTATTTAAGACATGGCAGAATTTGACATTTTTAACTTAAGCGTCTCAGACGTAGAAACTCACGAAGTACAAACCTCAAACGGAGGAGACATGTACAAACCATCAGCCGATCAAGGTAAAGATGGAACTTATAAAGCATTAGTACGCTTTGTACCAAACCCAACAAATCCAAGAAACTCTTTAGTTAAAAAATACGTACACTGGTTAACAAACGCAAGTGGTGACGGTAAAATGGTAGACTCTCCATCAACAGTTGGTGAATCTTGTCCTATTGCTGACGTATTCTTTAAACTACGTAAAAGTGATTCAGCAGTTGATCGTAAAATGAGCGATAAACTTAAAAGACGTGAGCAGTATTTTGCTCTAGTTAAAGTTATTAAAGATCCTCAAAATCCAGATTTCGAAGGTACTTATAAAATATTCAAATTTGGTTATAAGATCAAAGAGAAAATTGATGAAGAATTAAAACCAGCATTTGGAGAACCTACTCAAGTATTTGACCTATTTGCAGGTAAAAACTTTGAATTGATTATCACTAGACAAGGAGAATTTAATAACTATGATAAGTCTAAATTCTCTGCAAGCACTTCTGCGATTGATTTAGCTGGAACTCCAGCTGCAAGAAATGCAGAAAACATGACAACTATTAAGGCTGAATTAGACAAAGCGCCAAGTTTAACACCATTTGAATACAAAACATGGGATGAAGAAACAAGAGACTTTGTAAATAATATCCTTAGAAGTTATTTAAATCCAGGTGATTCGATGGGTACTGTAACTTCAAAACCAGCAGCTAAAAAAGTAGCAGCTAAGACTGAAAAAGAAGTACCAGCAGGATCTGCAGACTTTGAATTTCCATCCGAAATGACAGCTAATGTAGATAATAGCGATGATTTAGATTCTTTTCTAAATGATCTTGATCTTTAATAGATTACATATTTAAAAAGTTAAGCTAAGGACATCTGGTAATCATTTGTCCTTAACTTGTCTTTACACTAATCTAAAAATGTAATAAATGGCTGAATCCACAAAAATAAACGAAGAATTAAAATCAAAAATCAGAAGTTTAATCAAACAAGTTATTGTTCAACAACATAGCGAGTCGAATAAACAAATGATAAAAGAAATGTCTGGTAGAATTACCATGGCATGCCCATATTGTGGTGATAGTACAACTGATTTAAATAAAAAGCGTGGTAATTTATACTGGGATACTTTACAGTATCATTGTTTTAATTGTAGTACACATTCAAATGCATATCAATTATTAAAAGATCATCACATACAATTCCAAAACACTGGAGATTCAATCGAAGTTATTGATTTTATACAAGATCATAAAACTGCAGTTAATGATATAGAAGTTCTACAGCATGATGTATTTAAAACGACATATGATTTGTCGCCAACAAGAGAAGAATTAAAAGATTTTTTTGGATTTAAAGACGTTGAAATCGGAGATCCTGCATTTTTTTATCTAAGAAATAGAATGCTATCTAAAAAGTTAACAAACTTTATGTATTCTCCAAAAGACAAGAGAATTGTGGTTCTTAACCTAGCTCCAAAAGAAAAAGTAATAGGATTTCAGACAAGATCTCTTAACAAAAAAAGTAATTCAAGATATTTGACCTATGATCTTGAGCGAATATATCAAGAAACCGGAAGAGAACTTATATTAACCGAAGAAGAGTTAATAAGCACCAAAAAATTATCAACATTATTTGGCGTAATGCTTGTAGATTTCCAAAGAGAAGTTACCATGTTTGAAGGTCCTATTGATGCAATGTTTATGAGTAATTCAATTGGATTAGCGACAGCAACTAGATCAACTCTAGAATTTGATGAAATACCAACCATTAGATATATGTTTGATAATGATGCTACTGGTAAAAAGAAGATGATGGAGAAATTAAGAAGAGGCAAAAAGATATTTATATGGGATAAATTTCTTAACGAAACCAACATTGAAAAAGATTGGGCAAAATACTTAAAGGATGGTGATCAAGAAAATAGAGATAAATATTCTAAACACATAGGTGATTTGAATGATTTAGTAATCTCAGCATGGCTAACTAAAAACAAATGTTTAACTAATTTAACCGAGTATTTTACAGATTCTCAACTTGATGCGTACTACCTATGACAATAAAAAATATAGATTTAATTAACATGATTGACGAAGGGTTTGAGGATTTTGAAGCAGAAAGAAACAAACGAAAAAATATTAAACTACTTCTAGATTTTAGTAGTTCAGATATAACGCATGACAGGAAAAGTATGAATATGGATACTAAACCTAAATATAAACAAAAGTTTTTAACCAATGTTTATATCAAAGACAAGAAGAATAATAATTCACTTTTTTAACTACAATTAAAATGTCCGAAATAAAAGATAAGATCACAACACTTGATAATTATTTAAGTAAGCAACGAGATGATTGGACCTCTAAAATTAGAGCTTTGACCGAAGATTTAAAACTTGGAAATAATCTTGAAGAAGTTAGCGCATATACATTAAGTTATCGCCAAATACTAGTAGAACATTTAACAACAATGGGTAATAGAATAAGAACCCAAAAAACAGTTGTTGATAAAAGATACAAAGATAAATGGATCGAATATTATACGTATGATTACAAATTGACTGATAAAATGAGAGAGAAATTCGTTGAAGCAGATATTGCAGACGATTCTCATATATTAGACCTACTACAAACACAAAAACATTTTATCGAAGGATCTATTAAGACTTTAGATAATATGGGATTTGCGATTAAAAATAGACTTGATATGTCTCGTTTATAAATAGACCTAAATAATAAAATTTAAGTCTATAAAAAATAATACTATGAGATTTGGTATTAACACTAACAGAAGACAATCAATTTTTAAGAATTGATGAAGCTACTGAACTTGAGTTAGAGCAAGTAAAAATTGCACTAACAAAAAGAATAGATTCATGGAGATTTAATCCTCTTGTAAAACGCGGAGTCTGGGATGGGTATGTCTCTTATATTAAAGATGACAAATGGATTCCTGCAGGACTTTGGCGTTTTGTCATGTCTGTATGTAAGGATTACGGATATGAGCTACAAATAGAAGGGCTCAAGAGACTTATTGATCCAAATATAAATGCAGAACAGTTTGAGACATGGGCGATAGAGTTCTTTAAGGATTCACAGTTCACTCCTCGTGACTATCAAATAGAAACTGCGTATAATATTTTAAAATTCAGAAAGTGTCTAGCAGAGCTTGCAACTTCAGCAGGTAAGACATTAATATCATTCATGGTTGTTGCCTACATGTTAGAAAAGCAAAAAGCAGAAAGAATACTTTTCATTGTGCCTAACGTTTCTCTTGTAGTGCAAGCACATGAAGATTTCCATGAATATAATTATGCAAATAGAATTCCACTAAAAATTCAACAAATATTTGCAGGCCAAAAGTTAAAATCAAATAAAAATATTATCATTGGAACCTATCAATCCTTAATTAAAAAACCAGCCGAATACTTTGCTGAATTTGATGCGGTGATAGTTGATGAAACTCACAAAGCAACCGGACAAAGTATTAAAACAATTCTTCAGAAATGTGTCAATGCTAATTATAGATTTGGACTTTCTGGTACAATTCCAAAGGATGGTACACTAGATAAATTAACACTAATGAGCCAGACAGGTCCAGTTATTAGCGAAGTCAAGGCTGCGTTTTTACAAAAAGAAGGATATATAGCTAAATGTGCAGTTAAAATTATCCAAATGAATTATGCAACGCCTAAACAAAGACTTGCATTTCAAGAATTATCTCAAAATAAATATGACAGCAAAGATGTATTTGCACTTGAACAAAATTTCGTCATTAATAGCGAAGGCCGCCTTAACTTTATTGCAAGCGTTATATCCAGAATACCAAGGAATAGCCTGGTACTTTTTCATAGAATTGAACATGGTAAGAAACTATATGAAAAGCTACGTCAAAATAGCAACAAAAGGGTTTTTTATGTCGATGGAGGAACTGACAAGGATATCAGAGAAGAGTATAAAAAGAAAATGGAATCAGGCGACGAAGTCGTTATTGTCGCATCATATGGTACTTTCTCGACCGGTATATCTATTAAAAAAATACACAGTATTTTCTTTACAGAATCGTTTAAATCAGAAGTAATTATTAGACAGTCGATTGGCCGTGGTTTAAGACAACATGAATCAAAAGACAAAGTATTAATTGTAGATTTTGTAGATGATATTAGAACAATTGAATGGGATAATTATCTGTACAAACATGGTAAAGTACGACAATCAATATATAAACAAGAGCAGTTTGATTTTTCTATAAAGAAAGTCGAATTTGAAGGAGATATATAATAAAATAATATAAATAAATATAAATCAAAAAAAATGGCTGAAGTTAATAAAATTAATTCATTTAAATCATTTACTGAAATTAAAGCGCAAGGTAGCGCTTTAAAACTAAGAGAAGAGAATCAAACAAAAAGACAAGAATTAGCAAGTAATTTTACTTCAATTCTTGATGAAATGGGTATCACTAGTCTTGCTGAATTAGACGAAGAAACGCAAAAAACATTTATCTCTAAAGTATTAGGTAAAGAAGTTAATGAAGGAAACGCATTCGTATATGCTGCTTCTAAGGCAAAAGCTGCTGGAGAAACAGAATTTGAATTTAATGGTAAAACATATAAAGTAACTATTAAAGATACTGGTGTTAAAGAATCTGAAGTTGTTGAAGAAGGAAATGCATTCGGAGACGCTGTTAAAAAGGCAAAAGAAGCTGGAGAGAAAGAATTTGAATTTGAAGGAGAAACCTTTAAAGTAGAAGAATCAGCAGTTACTGAAGCTAAATTCGTAAAAGAATTTAACAAAGAAGTCTTAGATGCTAAAACTGAAGCAGAGATTTTAGCAATTTATCCTAAAGCACAATTCTTTAAAGGTAAGCACTCTCACTTTTTTGGAGAACTTGACGAAAACTTATTCTTTAAAGCCTATTATACAAATGGCAGTGAATTTAAAATTAATTCAGTATACTCTGAAAAAAATAAAGACTATGTTCACTTATATAATGAATCAGTAGTTACTGAAGAGGAGAATCCATGTTGGGATGATTATAAAGTAGGAGATCCTAAAACAAAAATATCTTCTAGAAGCGGCAAAAGAGTTAATAACTGCGTTCCTAAAAATGAATCATTTGTTACCGAAGCCTCGATGTCTGATATTGATCAAATGGCACAAGATTCAAAAGATTTTAAAAGTTTTGTAAAAGAATTTACAAAAACACACCGTGACCTGTCTACCGCCGGAGAACCTGGACAATTTATGGACTGGTTACAATCGATATATGATGGAGCTAAAGAAAACATGGAAGAATCTGTTGTTACTGAAGGTAAGGCCGACTATATGGCTAAATATAAAGATACTAATATTAATTTAAAGAAGGCATACAATCATCTTAATGATGAAGAATTAAACCAACTCTATCTTGAGATTGGCGAATTGGTATCAGGTAATAAATTAAAAGTTAAGGATGTTACATTAGTATTTGAATCAGAACTCACCGAAGGTGCTAAAGAAGATGCATTATATAGAAAACAACAATTAGCTACATTAAAAAACGCTAAAAAAGATAAATCTAAAAAGATGACAATCGAATTAGATTGGATGCTAGACGAAGAGCCTTTATCAGGTAAACAATTCGTGTCTGATATGAAAAAGTTTTCAATTTCTGTAGGAGAACCTACAAAGTCAAACGACGAATACAGCGGTAGCGAGTATGTTGTTAAATTTACAGGTTCTAGAGATAGCTTAAAGAAACTTATTGATAAATATTATGGCGGAGATTCTGAAACATATCTTGATGAAGCAAAAAAGGTTTTAGTTAACGAAGCTGAAATAAAATCTGATGATGAATTTAAAGAGTATGCATTCACTGTGTTAAAAAACGCATTTGAATCAGATTTCGATGAAGCAAAAGCAGAAGAAATAGTTTCTGGAATACTAGCTAAAGTTGATGGAGATTACGGAGCAGCAGTGGGCATGCTAACAAGTTCATTAGCATAATAAATTAGATAAATAATTAACCTGGTATTTTTTTATATCAGGTTTTTTGTTTATATTTGCCTATAATTAAAATAATAAAGAACATGAAAAAAAGAATACTAGGTTTCTCAGACTTCATATCAGAAAGAGAAAACAGATTAATGATTGAAACATTAATTCTTGAAGGTGGTGCAGCAGGACACATGCAGCATCCATTCGATGATGCTTCATTAACATTCGGAGACTTTAAAGAAATGATAAATGCAGGACTTCAAGGTAGTTTAGATTTTGAAGAAGAGACCACAGAAAAAACAGATGGTCAAAATGTATTTGCAACAGTAGTAGATGGCCAAGTTAAATTTGCTAGAAATAAAACTGAATTAAAATATCCAATGGATCTTTCATCATTTAAATCTAAATTCGAAGGACACCCTAGTAAACTTGTACAAGATACATTTCAATTTGCAGCAGAAGATTTAGCAAAGCAATTATCTAAATTATCAAGCAGTGATCAGTTAAAATATTTTAATAATGGAACTTCATTCATGAACATGGAGTTAATATATTCTAAAAATCCAAATGTAATTTATTACGATAGAGATATTATACAATTCCATGGAATTAAACACACAGATGGCGAAGGTAATATTATTGGAGAAGATACAAAACCTGCAAAAGAAATTGCAGCAATTTTAAAAAGCCTAAAAGCTGACATAGGAAACACATTTACTGTAATACCTCCACAGGTAATTCAAATGCATAAAGATCTTAATTTTGATGAAAACAAATCTAAGTTTATTAAAAAAGTAGAAGATCTTAAAAAGACATTTAATTTAACAGATGCTGATGAAGTTTCAAGATATCATGAGATGTGGTGGAGAGATCAAATTGAAAAGAATTTTCCAGATTTATCCCAAACGTTTAAAGAAGGTTTGTTATTAAGATGGGCGTATGACGACAAGAAAACTCTTAACATAAGAGCACTTGATAAAGAACTTGGAAAGGATAAAGCAGACTTGATTAAGAAATTTGATAAAGAGGATGTTAAAAAGAAATATAAAGAAAACATTAGACCATTCGAAGACCTTTTCTTAGAGTTAGGAAGTGTTATCTTAAAGAATGCAAGTAATTTTGTTGCTGCAAATCCTGCTGCTGAAATGCAACGTTTACATACTCAAATTAGAACAGAAGCTGACAAAATTAAGCTAAACGGAAGTACTGAACAGATATTAAAAGTACAATCAGAGCTTGAGCGTTTAAATAGAATTGGCGGTATTGAATCAATTATTCCAACTGAAGGAATAGTGTTCACATACAAAGGAAAGATATTTAAATTAACTGGAACCTTTGCAGCAATTAATCAATTAATGGGAATCATAAAATACGGAAGATAATAATGGCACTACAAAAACTTAGAGAATATTTTCAAGCAGCTAATTCAAATGAATTTAATGATTTATTAAAGAATAGAGTATTAGTCACTGAAAAAATAGCTGCACCGTCACTACATATCCAGAGAGAAAATACAGGCTTTAAATACTATAAGACAGGAAGCAACTCTCCGGTGAATATAGTAGATAGGACTATTATTTCATTATATGAAATTGCAATAAATCACATGCAAAGTCTTTCTTTGGATAAAAAAAATCAATTGCCAATTGATTGGAGATTTGGCTTTGAGTATTTGCCAGAACTTAATGTTTCCAAAATAGAATATGCCAAAGTACCTGAAAATAATTTAATCTTAACACATATCCAACAGATTGGAGAAAATGGTAAAGTTAAGAAAACCATTAACGATCCAATTATTTTAAACAAGTGGAAAAATGTACTAGAAGTCCAAGGACCTAGTATAATATTTGATGGGTATTTAAATGAGTTGCAGAAAACAGAGTTGTTAGAGTTGTTAGAAATGAACGACAAGTCGTTTGGAGACAGCTTCGACTATTTAGTAGAAACTGAAGATAAAACATCATTTACTAAAAAAATTATTAAACTATTTAATCCAAATGAAAGAGCCTCAATACTTCACGAGGATCTAGAGCACGAAATTGATGGATTAATTATTAATTTTATTGATGGAAAAACTACTTCATCTTTTAAATTAGAAGACTTTAATAGATCTAAAATTAATGAAACAACTTCAGCAAGTCACATGTATCAAATTACAATTGCTGATTTGTTAGAGTATTTAGTATCTTATGATTTAGGAGAAATAGTACTTGAAGAAGAAAACGCAGGAAACAGATACATCGAATTAATGTCGGTTTTATTTAATGGGTACATTGAAAAGAATGCAACTAAATTTGTTGGAGTTAATTTTGAAAATGCGGAATTTTCTGAGTCTAATTCTTTTAAATTAAATCCTAAGTATATTACCAATGAAAAGACTTTAAAACATATCCAAAATGACGTGTTATCAGAACTTTTTAAAATAACACTAAGTTCATTTAGAAAGAAGAGAAATAAAACAACTGACATAATCAATCAAGACATGTTAGATAGGATGAATGAAATCATTGAGAATATCGACACTAAGATATTTGTTGAAAATACTGATGAAAATGCCATATATGATTATCAAAACTTTATCATGCATAATAAAATTAAAAGCTCTGTTAATTTAAACGAGGCACTTAAAGTAAATCATACAGAACAGGGTAAAGAATTAGTAAATATGTTTGTTGGAAGATTTCAACCATTCACATTAGGACATGCAAAGGTATTAGAAACAATTTACAAAGAGAACGGATATCCAGTGATTGTATTTTTAGTAAAATCAAAAACTGTTAAAAAAGGAGAAGAGTTTAGCAAACCATATGATGAGGCAACTCAGATTAAAATGTTTAATGAAGTAAAGAAACAATATAAATTCTTAAAAGAAATTAAAATAATTCCAACTGGAGCTATTGATACGATGTTTAATGAACTTAGACCTAAATACGAACCTGTTCTTTGGGGAACCGGAAGTGATAGATTAAAAAGTTATGGTTTTCAAGTAAACAATGATTCTTATAGAGACCAATTAAATGCAAGAGCTGATTTTGGACTTTTTGAAATACCAAGAACCGATGATAATATATCAGCAACTCAGGTTAGAAATGCCTTATTAGATGGTGATGAAAGGACATTTCAACAAATGACACCGAAGGCAATTCACGGAATGTACAAAGAATTAAAATCAAAATTAGAAGATGCAGTCGGAGTCACTTCAGAATCTCTAGTGATTGAAGGTTTAATGACGTTCGAACAATTCATGAAAAAACTATAATATATAGTAATATAATATAAAATAATAAATTAAAAATGGAATCTAAAAAATCATTTGATCAGTATGTTAAAGAATCATTAGCAATGCTAAATGAGGCTAAAAAAGAAGCTGGTCTTTCAAAGGAAGAAACTTTAGTAGTTGCACAAAAATTTGCAGATGCAATGTCTAAAGCAGACAACGCAAAAGTTACTGTTAATAAAAGAACATTAGAGGAAGATTCATTTGACCTTGATGTTAATGGAGAAGAATATGACGGAGGATCTTATATAATTTACCAAAACGGTGATGTGATGAATGCTGCTGTTCCAGGTAATCCAATATACGGTAAGAAAAATGATACTGTAGATACTATTGCCAAGAATATGAAAAAAATGATTGGTGAATCTTTTGTTAAAGAAGGAGTTGACATGGAAGAATTACAAGATACATTAAAAAGAGTTAAAAAAGAAAATCCTGGTAAAAAAATAGGATACGCTTTTATCAAAGATGCATCAAAAGGATATAAGATTTCAATTAACGGAGAATATGTTAATGAATCATCTGATACTGAATCATTATATAATGTAATTGACAAAAAATCAGGTGAAGTAATGAGCGATGAACCTCTTAAAAAAGATTTAGCAAAGAAATTTGCTGCTAAAAAAACAGGATGGATTATTCAAGTTAATGAATCGCTAGTTACTGAAGGTAGAGTTACTCTTAAAAGAAGATACACTGAAAATCATCCAGCAGTTACCGTTGGTAAAAATGCTACTATTAGAAATAAAGTACTAGAAGCAATAAAAGACGGAAAAATATCACAAGAACAATTTGATAATATTGTTTCTGAATTATCAAATGATTCTAAAAGATGGACTAAAAGTAATTCAAAATATTTTAGTGTTTCTGAAGAAGGAGTTTCTTTATCAAAATTCGGAAGAAAGGTATTAAATAGTGTTACTGTCAACGAAGCAACTACAAAAAATCCAGAAATATGGGTTCCTGGTGGATTTGACAAAGAAGTAAGCAAAATACCAAACCAAAAAATAGATGTTGCAACTATTACTAAAATAGCAAAAAAATATGATGTCGATATCGATGATGCAATTGCATACGTTGAATATGGATGGGATATTGACTTATCAGAAAACACAAACACAAATATGAAAACAAAATTTATTTATGAATCATTTGGAGAATTTGTAAACTCCTTAAATGAATCTACTTTAAACGAGGCTTTTGCTTCTGCAAAGCTTGCAAGCATTTTAACTGGAGCTAATAAAATGGACAAGGATCTTCCATCTGCGTTTTATAGCATGTCAAAATTAGCACTTGATAAAATTCAAGATATTGATATTATTGAAATGACACCAGATCAAGCAAAGAAGGAGAAAAGAGCAAGCGCAGTTTACCTTTATTTCACTACAAATGAAAAGGAAAACCCGTATGCAGGAAAAAGTTCTTATAATAAACATACAATCCCATCGAATACATTATTAGCAATCACAGATGGTTCAAATGAGTGGATGGCAACTGAATGGCAAAGATCTTATACTGGAGACAAGAAATCAATAAGAACTTTAAAAACTACAAAAAGAGATGATTCTGACGGTATTGATAAATCAGGTGCAAGCAATCAATACGGTTCAGGTATTTCAAGCATGAAACAAGTTGTTGATTTAGCAGACAGAGCATACTGTTTAGATTTAACAGTTCTTAAAGCAAGATATTCTACACTAGCACAAAAAGATGAAAGATCTGCTGCTAAAAAAGGAGCAACAGCATTCATGAATGACAAAGAATTTAAAGCTGAAAATAAGAAAAGATATAATGACATTCTAGCTTCTAAAGCCGCTACAATGCCAATGGAGATCGGA